ACACCTCAACCATTCGCAAAGACAAGATGGGCAAGCTCCTGTACCCGTGGTCAGGACTTGCCTTTACGTCTTTGGATAGGGCGGTCAGCCTCGTAGCGTTTTACAATACGCTCGACCACGTCCTTGACCTCACCTTCTGCACCTCTACCCAGAGAACCGCACAGCAGGGCACGAACGCCAAAGGGAAGGTAACATACAAGGCGATCCGCAATGCGGAGAACGCGGTGAAGATGAAGTCGCTGTTTCTGGATAGCGACCTCAAGGACTACGGTGGGGACAAGAAGGCATGGGCGAAAGCGTGTGCCCAGTTCCTTCAGGACAGCGGACTGCCGAAGCCTACCCTGATGGTATTCTCTGGCGGTGGCTTCCATCTCTACTGGACCCTGATGGAAGCTCTGCCGGTCGAGAAGTGGATGCCGTTGGCTTACGCCTTGGCTGAAGCTTCCAAGCGGCACGGCTTCAAGTGCGATACCCAGTGCACCATCGACCCAGCGCGCATCTTGCGCATCCCCGGCACCCTCAACTTCAAGTACGACCCGCCGGTCAAGGTTACCCTGCTAGGTAACCCGCTGGATTTTGATTATGCCAACACCAAGATCGAGAAGGTATTGGAGCCTTATAAGGTCCAAGTCCCTATCTCGATGCTCGACCCGACGATGACCATCCTCCCGCCACTCTCTCCTCTTACGGGCGGCAGCGATCTGTCGGCGGGTATCGACATCTCTGCAATGCAGCCTGTGGACCTCGACACCATTCTGCCTTCGTGCGGCTTCTTGAACGACACGATTGCGAATGGCGGCGCGGACAACAGCAACCCGCTGTGGAACATCACGCTTCTCATCGCTGCCTTTACTCAGGGTGGACGCGTGGATGCCCACCGAATGTCGGCTGGCCATACGACCTATGGCCCCGGCGAGACTGACATCGAGTTCGACCGTAAGGTGAATGAGCGTCAGAAGAAGAACATGGGCTGGCCCCGCTGCGCTACCATCGCGGCGACCGGGGCCACCCAGTGTGCCTCATGCCCGTTGTTCAGCCAAGGCAAGTCACCTCTGAACTACGCCGTGCGGCCACAGGCAGCGCCCGTGGGTGGCTTCTCCGCTGCGGCGGCTGCGACACTCCCGGCGGTACAGCAGTACGTACCGGGGACCAGCACTGCCGATCCAGACCTGCCGGGGCAGTATCGCCGGGAAGTCAACGGCATCATCACGGAGCCGGTCACGGAAGAGGACGGCACCACTTCATGGTATCCGATCAGTCGCTACCCGATGACGGACCCATGGCTGACCAAGGACCCAGTGTGGAGCCTCAACTTCACCACTGAAACAGAGTATGGCAAGACGTGCACGATCACAGTACCATTCGAGCATGTAGGCAGCGCCGAACTCCGCAAGGCTATCCAGTCACAAGGTATGATGGTGGCCGGCGGGGCGAGGGGCTTCACAAAGGTATCGGACTTCATCATGGCATGGATCACCAAACTTCAGACACTTCAGAACAGCGTGGTCAACTCGTCCTCGTTTGGGTGGGTTACCTTCGGAGGTAAGACCAAGGGCTTCGTATACGGGGGCAAGATGTTTACGCCCAACGGTACGGAGGTTGCCACGCCTTCCGACCCGGAGCTTGGCAAGCAGATGTCCCCTCACGGCGACAAGCAGCCGTGGATGGATGCAGCCTTCATGATCACGGACCAGAAGCGCCCGCAGTTGGATGCCATCTTGGCGTCGAGCTTCGCAGCACCGCTGGTACGCTTCACGGGTCATGCCGGTGTCCTGATGTCGGCCTACTCGGTCGAGAGCGGGATCGGCAAGTCAACGGCACTCAAGATAGCGCAAGCCGTATGGGGTGACCCTGTCAGGGCCGTGCAGTCGCTCTCCGACACGCAGAACTCTGTCCTTCACAAGATGGGTGAACTGCGCTCGCTGCCGATGTATTGGGACGAGTTGAAGTCGGACGAGGACACGAAGAAGTTCGTGGACACGGTGTTCCGCCTTACGCTCGGCAAGGAGAAGTCGCGAATGACGGCTCGAGTATCCCAGCGTCACGTCGGCTCATGGGAGACGATGCTCATCTCGGCCTCGAACGAGAGCCTTCTCGACAGCATCGCCTACAAGACGCGCGCCACCACGGCGGGCATCTACCGCGTGTTCGAATACACGGTACCGGCAGCGAAAGCCAAGTCCCGTGGACAGATCGATCCGACCGTAGCCCAGCGCATGCTCGCAAAGCTGCACGACAACTTCGGGAACGTCGGTCTGGAATACGCCAGTTACCTCGGAAGTAACTGCGTCACCATTGAGAAAGATGTTGGGGCAATTCTTTCTAAGGTAGGCAAGGAAGTGAAGATGAAACCCGACGAGCGGTTCTGGGTGGCGACAATCGCTTGCCTTCTGCTCGGCGCACAGTACTCGAACGAGCTTGGCTTCACTGATATCGATGAGGTAGCCCTCAAGGTGTTCCTCTACGATACACTCGCAGAGATGCGCACCGCCCGCACTGCGGCCCCGGTGGACATGAAGGAAGTGTCCAACGTGGTCAACATGCTCGGTCGCTTCATCAACGAGAACCGCGCTCGCAACACCCTGATCACGAACATCATCCACAAGGGCAAGATGAAGCCCGCCCCCGGATCGGTGAACGTCATCTCGGACGCGAGCCGGATGGAAGCGATGCATGTCCATATCGGCAAGGACGACCACACCCTCCGCGTCGGCAAGGCATACTTCGAAGACTGGCTTACGAAGAACAACTACCCACGGCACGTCATCATGAAGGCCGTGGAAAAGGAACTCGGTGCCGTCGTCGTCAACGCCCGCTTGGGTGCTGGCACGATGTACGCGAACGCATCGGAGTATCTTCTCGAAATCGACCTGAAGGGTATCAACACCATGAACTTTATCGATGAGGCGTAACATGATAGACCCATCTGAATATACGGAAGAGCAGCGCCTGTCGATCCATGCCAAGATCGCGGAGTTGAACAGCTTGCTGAAGGACGTGACGGAGGGATCGGGTTTCGACCTGATGGTCATCTGTCACCCCCAGCACGCGGACGGCGAGAAGTGCAACGGGGTGTTCGTGCTTGGGAGCATTGACGTGCCGCTTGAGAATGCCCACACCATGATGATGCAGGGATTGATCCTGATCGAAGGGGCGCTGATACAGCGTCAGATCGACGGCAGCCCCCCTCCCGGAACTACGATAAACTAGCCTAAAAACATTGCGCACTATACAAAAAAGAACCCCCATCACTGGGGGTTTTTCAATTCGTTACCTCAGAGGTAACCCCTATTTCGCGGAACAGGCAATCAAGCCTACGCCTAGTATCGCGCCGACCATCAGGGATAGGACTGCGCGGGGCCATCCCGGCACTTTCTGCATGAAGCGTGGCCCCATGAAAAAGTGGCGAGCAGCAAGAGCCATGTATGCTGACACTATTGCACCGTAGCGCGTGAACGCCAAGGGGATGTAGAACTCGTCGGGCCTTACGACCGCCAGAGGGTTGAAGACTTGAGCGTAGGTCACGTAGCCCTCTCGAACGCTGGTAAAGGCGAAGATGAGAACGATGCCCATAGTCAGGTAGTCAACGAAGTTCAGTTCCTCAATCGATTGATCCAACGCCAACTTCAGCGGTGGCCAGTATGCGTGCACGACCGATACGGACGTGGCGAACAAGACGGAGCCTAGTACGATGTAAAGCTGCGTCGGGTTAAAGAGGAACACAAGGGGGAAGAATGCCAGTAGCATAAGAACAGCTACGTGCAAGAGTTTACTTTTTATTGCCAGCATGATGGAGAGCCTTCAGATTGTCTGCACGTTGCAGTACATCACGGATTACTTGGCGAGCGAACTTTGCATCGCTCACCTGTTTCTGTGTTGTCTCTACAAAACTAGAGACGACATCTTCGTTCAGCCTCTTAGCTTCGGTGATACGTGAAGTAAGGAAGCCTTCATCGAGTTGCAAGGACACCGGCCTGTGTGACCGACGCGGTTTTCCAAAGAAGCGACCGAAAAAGCTCATGCAGCCCTCCCTGCATTACGCTGTAGATACTCGATCTTCGCTTGGATTTCGTCTAGCTGTTTAGCCATAGCTCCCCTCCGGTCATCCCAGCGAGCCTGTTGTGCCGTAAATTCGTGCATCAACTTAGCAAACCCAGCCGCCAGTTGGTTGATAGCGTCAGTGGACGCCCCCAAACTATTGTGCATTGCCGTGACTGTGTTCGTGCTGTTTGTCATCACGTCTATGATGCCTCTGAACTCATCTAGACGTTTTTCATATTGCTCCTTTAGTTGAGCGGCAAATTCGGCAGCTTCTTGATCGTTGATATCACGCTGTTCTTTAAGCCGCTTGTCCAACATGTAAACGACGACACCCAAGGCAATGGCTATAACATAGCCTCCACCTTGGGCGAACATCCATTCAATTATCTTCTCGACCACGGCATCCATTGGGATCAGGTATCCCGACGCCAACCACGGTTCTTATGTTCTGACTGAACATTAAGGTTTTTTAAAGTCGTGGTTCCGCCACTCCGTTGTGGCTTTATGTGGTTTACGTCCTTCCCATCACCCTTCTTGACCTTACCGGCCTTCATGAGCATGGCGCGAGCCTTGTTGTTATTCTCGCGTGCCTGAACGTTTTCAGGGCGGGCATCGTACCCTGAGTTCTTCTTTTTGATCTGCCCCGGCGTCCTGTGGGACGAGGGGTCACGCTTCTCGCCATTAGCTGCCATCACTTCTTCTTTCGCGCTGCGTTGGTCATCTGGTTGTAGGTGTAGTCAGACGGCTTGCCACCCTGTGTCTTGGCGGCGCGATCCTTGGCACGTCCGGCAGCGCCAAGAGCTTGCCGTTCCTCGCCATGCTTAGTGAGCTTGTCACCCTTCATATCCCCGCGCTTGTTGAGGATGGCAGCGGCCATTTTCTTGTTGCCACCAACCTGCTTGGTAAGGCGTTCGAGGAGCTTGTTTACCATGGTTACCTCGCGAGGTTACTCGGCACCGAAGACCGAATGGACGTTCTTGAAGAGGGTCTTCTCACGCTTTTTGGCGCGGATGCCTTCGACTGTATCCTTCATATCAGACTTAACACGCTTCTGATAGCTCCTAAGATCGGAGATTGA